ACGACATGATCGTGGGCTTGCAACAACGCGGCCCCGAGATTGCTGTTCACAACGCCAATCTTAAAAACTGGGAGCTGGGTAAAACTGGCCGAATAGTGTTTGGGGCATTCTTCTGCATTTTGTTCCTCAAGATGGTTTCTTGGGGCCTTTGCAGTGTTTGTTATGCTCTGAATCCCTGGTTTGGGCGTTTGTGTGAAATTATGGCTTACGTGAATGCGTTTGCTGTGGTTTCTCTCCTTGGGGTTGCCTTTGGCGTTGTGTTTGGAATCACTGACGCTCGTAAAAAGGTGTTCGCGTTTGGTTTACCAACCTCCCGATTGTTTTGGACTTATGTAATATTGATGATGCTAGTGACGCAATCTGTGGCCGCTTCCGAGCGACCGCGTACGGTTAATGGCATGTGCGACCTTGTGGACCCTGTTTATGGTTCATTTCCTCGCTTCGTTGATATGAACGGCCCAACTCAATACCCCGCATATCATTCCAAACAGCCAAGTTTGGACGTGGACCAAGGAAGTAAGTATGTTATTCTCGAGGAGCATGGGCACCGTAATAGTGCCGGCCCAACTGTGTTTGGCGCCGCTTCAGAAGAGTATCCAGTGTCAGTACCCGCTGCGTGCCAGTGCAATGAGTTGGTTTCTTTGACCAATCGTGCCTTGTTGGCTGTGCCTGGCTGTGCGCGCGGGGCGTGGGACACTGTTCTTGACAATTTCGAAGGCTACTATAAGGCAGCTGCAACTCGCGTAGGCGAATCTTTTCCGATTAAAATCACGAATTGGGAAGATTGGCTGAGTCGCGAGGGTTATGGCGCTGCTTTCCGAGCCCGAATGAGGGTTGCGAAAGATACCTTGGTTGACTTTAAGTTGACCGCTAAGGATTACTATCGCAATTTCTTTGTCAAGATTGAGAAATGGGTTAAAGATGTTGAGTTTGCACCTCGTGCCATCCAAGGCATGACTGACCGTTTGCAAGCCAGCATTGGCCCGTTTTTCTACTCACTTTCCAAAGTTCACAATAGAGTTCTAGGTGTTGAGTCACCGGTGTGCTACGCCCCGGGCCTCACTGCGGAGAAAGTTGGTGAATTCGTTCAGCATTGGAGCGAACGTTTTCCCAATTACTACGCTGGTGATGCTGTGCGGTTTGATGCTCATCTCAAACGGCCCGCTTTCGAGCGGGTGAATAAGTTTTATTCGTCTGTCATAAAAGCCCCTCGAAGAGTAGTAGATGCTGTGGCTGGCAAGATTGATAAAACTGGTTTCTCACGTTTTGGGTTGAAGTATTCGACCGTTGGGACGCGCGCATCCGGCGACTCTGACACCACTGAAGGCAACACGGTTTTCACCATTTCCAGCACGATGGCGGCATTGATGGCACAAGGTTTCCAAGGCCCGGGGGACGATTTTGCTATTATTGCTGGTGGTGACGACCAGTTGTTTTTTACAAAGGAGCCTATTAACGTGGAGAAGTACCAAACGTTTTTGTTGCAACTCGGTTTGAATATCGAGTTGGTTCCAGGAACGTGTCTGTTTCAGGTTGATTTCTTGAGCGCGCTCGCTTACCCAAGTGCTGATGGTATTGTGATGGGACCGAAGATCGGCC